TCGATTTTACAGGCCAGATTGTGCTTAGAAACACTCAACTGTTTATTCCCGGTAGACACTTGTCAAAGTGCTACCAGGTGTAACTTTGGGTCCGGCTCGGTGGTACAGGTGATTAGCCTGTACTACGCCGTCGTCGTGTTGGCCGTCTGGCCTCCACGCTGCCCGGTCTAAGAGACAAGACTGGTGCCCTATCTCGAAGAATTAGCTTCCGCAGACCCACCCACAAGTTCACTATTCTTGTAGACGGTTTCACGTCAAGAGGATCTTGAGCTGCAAAGTTCCATTTAGTAGGTAGAGCAGTCGCTCCATCTTCTAAACTTATGATCTGCTTCCATAACGCTTCAAAGGACTCCCAATCTGGGAGGATACCAGGTTCTAGAACCCTGATAGCGTCATCGGCAACCTCTAGTCGTTTTCGAAGTCTCTGACCAAGTGGGTAGGCTACCCACTCGTTCATGAACGTGTTGAAAGCAGCAATGCTGCCAGCCGCACCTAATGGGTTTCCCTCATTAAATACCGGATTTACAGGTTTCCCTTTTGGGGTCTTTGCTTCCGATATGTTCCACATAAAGATCTGCCGAACTACTTCAGCAGATTTTGCTAGAGATCTACTCACGAGCTCAAAGGATAGTCTCCACAATCTTTCACTGGTTACCCAGTAACGGTGGTCTTTTGCTACCCCTTCGCCCCCAGGGCCAATGGCCGAGATCCATGACTCAAAAGTCATTGGAAACAAGCCACCTGGGCGGCAAAGATATGCCAACAACCTACTTAGACGATTATTTAAACCAAACCCAACTGGCAGTTGGGCTAGATTCTTATACCCGAAACCAGCAAAGCGTGCTACATGACTTAGTTTTAAGTCAATGAACTTTGAGCATTTCGCAAAAAGTTCAGCAGCTGCCTGTAAGTTGATTAGACTTACAGACACTTCCGCCAGTGAAACTGGGCTGCAGTCACGTCCACGTATGAAAGTTCGCTTAGCGAATTCCAAACTTCTTGTTTTCGAGATCAGACTTTTGGCGAGTCCAACCTGTACTCCCAAGTCATCCATTATACGCAGATACTCTGCTGCGACAAGTTCGTTACTAATAACGATATCGTCTCCAAGGACCGCATACCCGGTAAACCAACCCTTTGGTTGTTTAGCTCCCACTCGGAAAGCGGAAAATTGCACTATAGCATGGTGCGTCAACGCTAGCATAGCCCACGATGACAGCGCTCCCATAGGCTGACCTACTTTGTACTTAACCTCATTAAACCCAAGATTGTAAGATTTTGCAACCTTTGGGAGTCTGTAAGGTCTTGATACTAATAAGCCCTTCCATAAGAGGGCCAACTTCTTACCCATGATCTCAGAAAGTAAGTCAACCTGCAAATCTACAGGAAGACGATCAGTTGCTGCAGAAAGATCATATGAGAAAAGTGAACGAATGTTCATTTCCTCGCATGATTCCAACAGGGCTCTGATTGGTTCAATCTGAGCGAACGTCCCATCAGTCACGATTGCTCGCAACCGCGAGAATATCCAATCATGAAGGGGTTTCATGATACCTTGGATAAGAAGTGGCACCATTGCCACAACTCGTATCTTACCAGGCTCTTCTAAGAAACCTAATCTCCCAAGTGGTAGGGGCTTCCCCCACCACTTGATAAGGACATCTAAACCTACACGGTGAAATACTTCACCTATAGATTCTAGTGCCCAGAGTAGGTCTAACCCATCAACCTCTACTAACCACTCCTTCAGCGCAGAGTAATACTCTACATCTGAATAAATCGCAATTGAATCAATTACGAAATTACATACACTAGTGTTTCCACCAATGCATGGGCTAGCCTTCAAAATCGGAGGGAGAGACTTAGGATCTAGGTCCATAGAAGGGTCTATCCGAGATTCCTTTCCGGTGTGAACCGAAAGGGAGTCAAGGAAGTCACCCCAAAACTTAGAGAACTCACGTCGAATCTGGGAAATATCTTTCCCAGGTTCCGTTATTGTTTTCAACTTTAGCGCTCCTTTGAACTCTATAACTCTATAGAGCCCTAAGAGACTCAACCAAAGTCTAATCACTCCAACGTCGCCAGCCAGTATTGACTGACGGTGACCATGAGGGATAAGTCTTGGTACACCAGATTTGGTACGAGAAATGTTTGCTCCTAATACCCACGGGGATTTCACTTGCATTCCTCCAGCCACCTGCTGTGTTATCACACAACAGGCTTTTAGATAAAAAGCAAGTCCCTTAGAGCCTCGGTTTCTATACATTTTTGCGCAAAACCTTGCGAAATGCCAAACAACTTTTATCTTAGACACGGACACCTTACCAAAGATTAACGGAAGCAATCTTGCGAAAGCAACCGCTAATTTTACGTCTGATTTTACACAGACGGACCAGGTGAGGG